AAAAAAAAAACCAATTCTTCACTCAAAAATAGAAATCCAATCTTATGGCTTACGAAATCAAAATTGAGATACCGATTCAATCGTATTTAAAAAAGATGATTCAATTCTACGTTCCAGTAGAACCCATGAACATCCAACAGATGAATTGCCAATACAGCAGCCTTATTTATTTGAGCCTTCAGCGCCAAGGCTTCACAAATAAGAGACCGCAGGCACAACAGAAGTATAATGCTGCGCTGATGGTGAAACTCAATCAGGAGCTGGTGAATGAAAACCGCTTCTTCATTGACGACCGCCGCCTGTCCTATATTGACTCGCAGCTGCGCAATATCTTTGAACAGAAATTAATTGACTTCCTGCTGTTTAATGCCGCCGAGAAAGGAGACCTCAAAAAGTTGTGTGTTGCCTTTCTTCATAAGTACGAAATCGAGGAACACGAAATAAGCGTTGACGCCCTTATTAAGAAGTACCAAAGATGGCGCGAAAGCAAAGGAGTGAAATTGAATTACAGATCAAAGAAGAAATTGAATGAACCTAGTCTTTTTGAATAACTATTGTTTTGAGCAAAACATACCAGGCAACACGCATATAAGATGTGTGCCTGTGGACTATGTGGATGAATATCCTGAATTTGTGATGGATGGACATAATTTTGTAGATGACATCCTTCTTCTTCCAAGCAAACAATGGATTATTCTTCCATGCGTAGCTGAATCCATTGCTTTCGATGAGAAAGAAACCCAAACCAAACACGGACCACTTACCACACCATCTATTGCAGCTTTCATTCCAAGCGACACACCCAACATTGCCCAAGTAACCAACTTTATGAAATCCAAAGAATGGATTGTTCTCATTCATTACAAAAGTGGCGATGTGAAAGTGATTGGCGATATGGAAGCCCCCGCGCGTTTTGGTTCGTCATTGACCAACAGCAACGACAACAAATCCAAAGGGTATTCAATCAATTTTTTCAGTTCATCCAAGGCAAAGACATTCTTTATACAGAGTGAATTACCAAGTGACGGTGGTGGTGATTGTGCTCCTGCTACTTATCAATTGACCTTAGAAGGCGAACCAATAACAGGTGCATCTGGTTCTATTTCTAGTGGCACATCGGCACCTATTGCCATTGATGATTTCTTACCGGAAGTTGATCCTGTTGAAATTTCAGTTAATGGAGATTTAGAAGTAACAGCTGCCGCTGGCTCATCTTCAAATATCACAACAATCAATCAATCAAGCGCACCTATTGTGCCTATGAATGTAAACGTTGCTGGTAACAATATTGAAATTCAAGTAAACGTGCCTGCTCCTTCAGGCATTGCTTATTTCGAACCTAACGCAGGAAGTGAGCCACCTCAAACTTATGGTAATTATGATGATTTCTGGCGCCATCAAAACAATGCGTTTAAGGTTGACATGCCAGTATATCCTGCATATTATCAAGAGTTAGATTTAGCAGCAGGAATTAATGCTTGGACCACTCTTAAATATCCAAACATTCATGGTACATTTTCTAGATTTACGCGAGTAGATGGGAATACAACGCCTCTTTCTGGAAACGAAATAAATGTGCCAATTCGTGACCATTTAACACGAAGAGAATGGATGCGAATAGACAGCATCTCTAGAACTTGGCAGGCACACTTGAATTTTGTGTTTGCGTTAGGTTATTTTTTACCGTCCCAAAGAGAATTTATATCAGTAAGAAGAAACAATCAAAGCACTATTGTAATGCTAAACAACAATATGCATGTTTCTGGGCAAGGGCAAGTTTTTGGAACAACTGACGTGGCAAACATCACTGCTTCATTGGGGGCTAATAATGCAGCAGTTCCGTATTCTTCTTACGATAAAGCCACTTCACGCGTAACCTCAATTGTATGTAAAATCTTCTAGTTATGAATGCAATAGGATTATATACGTTTCCCAATTGGGAAGACAAAGTGTTCGAAAACCCAAACATCGAAATTGATATTACGCATAAAGCTCACGCCGATCTATTAAATAAAACCGTGGATTTAAAAATAGACATAGATAATGACTATGGTTTTATGCTACAAAACATTCCAGTTGAATCTTTCGATTTTGACTTTAATAATCAAGACCACGTTCATGTGTTGAACAACCGTGTTCTGAATCACATACAAACCTTCAAAAGAAACGATTTATGATCATCAAACATTTCATCTACTCAATCATCCTATTAGCAACAGACCGCCCAACCATTTGGGAGAAGTTTATTTTATCCATGAAAGTTGTTGTTGCTTTGGCACCGGTGGCTTATGTTTTGAACGGTTTGGGTGTTTGGTTTCAATCCAACCACATGTTTTTCAGTTTCATGTTGTACATCATTTTCGCCAATATGGTGTTGGGTGCGCTGTATCATCACAAGGCAAATAAATTCAGTTGGAGCGAATTCTGGAAATCTAATATTAAGATGTGGGCCATCATCATTCTCATATATCCAATGCTCGAAATGCTTTCAATAATTGCAGGGAATAATTTTGCAGGCGAATCTTTCAAAATTGTGATCCAAATTAGCACCATGCTATATCCGGGTGCCAAGATATTGAAGAACGTTTATTTGTGGAGCGACAAGAAATATCCACCCAGTTGGATTATTGAGCGCATATATAAATTCGAGACCACGGGCAAACTCTCAGACCTTACCAAAAAAGACGGTGAAGAATAGCTTCATCAATACTTAAAAAATCTGTCCTTTATTTAGCGGTGGAGCGTCCCCAAATTTGCATCATAGAATTAGTCACCAAACAATTCGAAGATGCAATATCAATTAATAAAGTCAATTCTTTCCTCTTACTGGCACATCAATCCTGATGCGTCCGATGCGCTTTATCCAATGGTTTTGACCTTAATGGATGGCAAACAAGCCAACATCAAGCGCGAAGAATTGAAGATTGTTTCTTATGGCGAAAACATCCAGAGCCGCGCATACGGTTCCAGTGTTGCATCATCTGGTCGCGAGGTGGTGGTTTTCCCCGTTCGTGGTGTATTGACCAAATCCGACACACTTTGTGATTATGGCATGGAGTCCATGAACAACATCTTGAAGAACATCCTCAACAGCGAAAATGTGGCGGGTGTTGTTTTGGATATGGACACACCAGGCGGAGCGGCTTCTTATATGCCAATCCTTCAACAGACTATTAAGAATTCCAAAAAACCGATCATCGCATATTATAATAGTATGTGCGCTTCTGCAGGTTATGGTTTGGCTTCTCAATGCCGCGAAATATACGCATCTACCGAAACAGACACCGTTGGCTCTATTGGTACAATGGTTTCTTGGTATGATTTCAAAGCGTGGATGGAGAAAGAAGGCATCAAGTTGGAAGAACGCTATGCAACGCGCTCTACCAACAAAAACGCTTTCTGGAGACTTCGCGGCACAGAACAAGGTGAAGCGCTTATCAAAGCAGAATTGGATCAGTTCAACAACGCTTTCATCGCATCGGTGGCCGCAGCTCGCGACATCAAAGACGATGAAGTATATACAGGTAAAACCTACAAATCAACACAAGCCATCACAAATGGTTTGATTGATGGCATCAAGAGCCTCGAAGATTGCGTGATGCGCGTTTTCGATTTGGTTGATGCACCCTCAACAACGCAAAATTCAAAATCAAATACAAACATGAGCAAACACGTTCAAACCGTGGCCTCTTTTCTTGGCTATACAGGCCTTGAAGCAAAAGACGGCCATATTTCTCTATGTCAGGAAGATGTGGAGAAAATTGGTGCGGCTTTAGATTCAGGTCAAAGCGCCGCAACTCAGTTGGAAGCAGCACAAGCGCAGGAAACTGCCTCGGCTGCGAGTATTAATGCAATCAATGAAACGTTGGGTAAAATCCAAGGCACATTGGCTACAATGCAAGAAAACCAAACTCAAATGAGTGAACGTTTGAATGCAGTTGAGTCTGTTGTTCCGGGTGCTGCTCCTGCTTCTGCTGTTGCACCAGATGCGAATGCAGAGGATGCAGAATTGGAGGCTTGGGAGAATCCTAACCACCCATTGAACGCCAACATTGGCAATTTTCAAACCCGTTAATAAATTAGAAAGATGAAAAATCTCAAATTATTCTTTACAGCAATCTTTATGTTTGCGTTGGCTGGACCGCTTGGAGCTGGTTTGGCTTTTGGTGCGTCCTTCCTTGTCTCTGGCACTTCATCCAGTGTCATGTTTGGCATTGATGTAACTCAATTAAATGGTGTGCTTGGTGCATACATGCGAAAATTCGAAGCAGAAATTTGGCGCTTGGCTACCAACGATATACAGTTGGAAAACTACATGCGCAAAGTGCCTGGTATCTCCGATGAATATGTAAGCACTTTATCGCGCCACACTGAATTTTTACAACCAAAACAACCAGGATGGCAGCCTAAAGGTGCAGCTTCTTTCGAGTCTCGCATCAATAAGGTTAGAGCAATCAAGATGGATGTTACATTGACTGATGAAGATTTAGACCAGTTGCACCGCTCTTACTTGGCATATATGGCCAGTGAAGAAGGTCAACGCGATAAATGGCCTATTGTAAAATACATCGTTCAAGAACACATTGTGCCTGCAATCCGTGAGGAAATTGCCGCGTTCTCTGCCAATGGTGTTTATGTAGCGCCTACTCCTGGCACTCCTGGCGATTCTATCAATTCAGTAGATGGTATCTTGACAATCATCACCAACGAAATCACTGATTCCAATTTGGGAGCATTGACAACAGGTGAATTTGAACAAGCTACAATCATCGATCAGATTGATGCTTGGATTGATCAGCAGCCAACAAAATACCGCAAAATGGCGGGTAATATTTTGGCTTCACCAGAAGTTGTGGCCATGTACTGGAGAGCACGCCGTGCGCAGTTTGGTGGAAACACAGACTACAAAGGTTCATACGACATGATCAATGTAGAGGGAACAAAGAAAACATTGATTGCTATCGATGAATTCGCAGGAACTCAGCGCATTTTGGAAACGCCAAAGAAAAACCTTCTTTGTATGTATGACCAAATCGAAGTTCCAACTACGCCTTTCTTCATCCAACAAGAGAAGCGTGATCTTCACATCTTGACTGATTTCAAACGTGGTTACGGCTTCGCAACCTTGGAGGAAATCGTATTCGTTAACGATGTTGCTGAACCATTAGTTGGTGGTGACGAAGAAGGCGAAGGCGAAGGCGAATAAAATTTTCACTCATGCCCCGACCATAGCGTCGGGGCTTAATACTTAATATTATGGCACAAGCTAAAAAACCACAAGGAGCCGCAAAAGATGCTCCAAAAGTTGAAGAAGAAAACACTTTAACATTCGATTTGTCAACACTTTCAGAGGATGCTCAGGAATTTGTTGCTGGATTGCAAACGAGAGTTGCAGAATTAGAATCTGTTCAAGCAACTCCTTCAGATGAAGTTGAGCAGTTGAAACAAACTGTTGCTGTTTTGGAAGAAGCCAACGAGAAATTGGAGGCAGAGGTTGAATCTTTGCGTGAAAAAGCTGCAAACTCTACTATCAAAAAGTGTGATGGAACTTACAAAGCCGAAAACGGTAATTTGTACGCTTTCAAAGCAGGTTATTTGAAAGTATCTATTAGAGGCCGCGGATTTGTTCCAGCGGAAGAATGTATTAAGGACGCCAAAATCATGGAGAAATTGATCTCCATCAAATACGGTGGACTTGAAATTGTTAAACCTGCCGCTCAAAAAGGCAAAAAATAGAATATCATGGATATCCACAATTTAGGCGTAGATCCAGGTACTTGCGGAACTCCTGTGATTCCTGGAATAATGGTTGATTTGTTCGTTGTTTGCGCATGCGACATCGAAACATTCCCAGAAGTTGGTGAATACGACATCGCCACGCCATCGGCTTCTGTTACCTTACAAGGTGACATTGTTCTTACTGAAGGCTCAGTATGGTCCAAATTCAAAGTTATGACCGACAAAGGTTCAATCTTGGATCAGTTGCAAGGCGATATCGGTTCAAAGCATTTCAAAAATGTGTTGAACTTCAACATTGCTGGCACTGAAGCAGATACTTTGGCATGGCATCAACAAACATCAAATGGATGTTTGGTGTGTGTAGTGAAAGAGAAAAACGGTCAGTACCGTGTAATTGGAAACAAGGACATTCCAGCTCATTATGCAACTAATGACATTTCGAATGGTCCAGAGAATTCAATGAGTACATCAGTTTTGGAGGCCGTTACTGGGCGTGTGGCACCAATTTACGAAGGTGTGCTTCCAACTGAAATCGTTGAAGGTCCATAATCATGGCTAAGCGTAACAAATTAAACGTAGTGTTAAACGAAAAGGCTGCTGCACAGTATGAACTGGTGCAGTGGCCTTTGTCTAAGGCTACTATTTTGGTTTCTGCCCAATATGGCGAAATCAACATCAAAACGATTCGCCCAGAATCTATTGAGCAACTTATAGGGCGTGGGTGCCCCTATTTTAAGGCAAAAGCAGCTAAGGCAGCCGAAGCCACTACCCATGAGTGAAGCGAAAGCGCCGTTTAGGCGGCGCTTTTTCATTACTCATTTATTTTTAAACCATTTCACTCATGGTAGAATTAGAGAAATTTCTTAAAACCCAATATGACTTCCAAGAAGGTGTTGAACTGTTCAAAAAACATGTCAATAATCCTTTTCTCTTGAAAATCATTGAAAAAGGCGATTCCACAGCCGCTAGAAATTACATCGAATCTGCCCTGCGTGATGTAATTCGCAAATCTGATGCAAAAATCAAAGAACAAAATTCCCATGCACAAAGGTGGGAAAATGACAGTAGAACAATCCGTGCGAGCAAACACGGGAATGTCCTACGTAATGGCCAGAAGGTCGCTTCGAGTATTGATAGGCTGCCTGTTGATTCTTATCATTCAAATAGCGCTCCTGTTCTACTCGGGAATATTGGTGTGGTCAGGAAACAAGCCTACAACCAAAGAGGCCACTTCCATGGAATGCTTCACGCTGCCAAAACCAACGAAGAACGCTATGCTTACGCCTGCGAAATCATGTCGCTTCAAAAACGAATTGATACTCTCAACGAAGATTTGAGAAAAATGCAGCAAAACAAGCTACCCACAAAGGCAGCGCTGCAATATATGACCGCAGAGCAATACAAACACTACACCGCACTCATTGACTCGCTGAGACGCTACAATAAGCTAAAACGCGAAGCCAAAACAGATGCAGAACGTGAAAAATATGCGCTTTTGGTCATGAAAAAAGAATCCGAACTTGAAAAATTGAGATTATGAGTAAGAATTTGTTTCAGGGAACCCAATATGACTTGGTTGTTCAATACATGAACGGCGATGTTACTGGATTGAATGAAGTTGACATCATTAGAGCGCGCAGGGTCGAAAAAGCCTTCAATTTCCTCATTGAATTCCGCAGCAAACCGCAGGCAGTGAAAATGCTTATCGATTCAGAGGAAACAGTCGGCAGATCATTGAGCCGCGCCAAGGCTTATGAAGATATCGCACTTGCAGAAAAGATTTTCATCCCATTGAGCCGTTATTCAAAGGACCTTTTGCGGCATTCTGCTATTGAAGCTTGTTTGAGTGATATAGAGCGCATCAATGCCCGTCTCAAAAAGATAGAAGAATCGGAAAAAGGCGATAAAGGAAAAGACAGAACCGCCGATTGGGCAAAATTGATGGATTTGAAGCATAAATTCGAGAAGAATTTGGCAGAAGTGGCGCAGCTCAAAGAAGAAAACGGCGAATTGCCAGATTTCAGCAAATTCGAGCCGCACCAAATACACATCGATGTTCCGGAAGCGGTTAGAATCACACTTGAACGCTTTACCCGTGGAGCAGTCAATATTTCTGAAATGATGGATTCCATGGCAGAAGATATTGATATAGATGAGTAAAGTATTACTGAATATCGTTTATAATATTGCGCAGCTCTATTTCATTCTGAGTAAGTGCAAAATCCGTGTGTTGGAATTCGGGCGCGGAACGGGTAAATCTACCATTCTAGCCAAATACATCATTGATTGCGTTACGGAAATGCCCAGATCCACGGGCGCAATTGTGGCATCATCATTCTCCCAAATCAAAACCAGAACACTCCCATCAACCATCCAAGGGCTAGAGATGCACGGCTATCAACAGGGCGTGCATTATTTCGTTGGGAGACGTCCACCTGCATCATGGAAATGGCCAGAGGCTTATCAACCGCCACTGGAATACACCAATGCCATCATCTTCTGGAATGGCACCACATTGGTATTCATATCACAAGATGGCAGCTCTGCATCTGGGCGCGGTCTCAACTTAGATTGGGGCTTGGCTGATGAAGCTGCCCTGCTCAATGAAGATAAGTTCGAGAAGGAGTTCCTGCTCTCCATGCGTGGTGGTAAGCGTAAGGTGGCTAACTATCCAGACGGCACATGGAAATACTTTGGTGATTGTCATTGGCATGAGTCGTATGTGTTGGCATCTACTACACCCGTTACATTAGAGGGGCGTTGGTTTCTGAAGTATGAGATGCTTGCACAGATGAATCCAGATGATGTGGCGTTCTTCAGTGCATCATCATTGGTCAACATCGAGAACCTGGGCAAAGAATACTTTGAGCGTGCCAAGAAGATATTACCCGATTTCATTTATCGGGCAGAGATATTGAACAAACGCATCGCCAAGTTAGCCGATGGCTTCTACCCTTTACTCGATGAGAACAGCCACACATACGGTGAACTCACCCCTTCATCATTAGTCCATGAACATAAGACATGTGTTAATGACACCGACATCACAGAAGATGAACCGCTATTGGCTGGCATAGACTGGGGTACATCTATCAACTGTATGGTAGTGGCACAGGGCAACAGCCAACGCATACGCATAGTGAACAACATCTATGTGCTCAAGCCATTGATAGTAGATGACATGATCGATCGCTTCATTGAATACTATGCACCGCGAAAGAATAAGAAGGTGTTGTTGTTCTATGATCCAACCGGTAACATCAACACAGCCAACAGCCGCACCACAGTAGCCAAGCAGGTGGAGGAACGTATGACCAAAGCAGGATGGGATGTGACACTCATGACCACAGGCCGCCACAACGAACTCCATGAGAACAAGTACAACCTCTGGAACAACATCCTGAAGGGAGAGAATCCGATCTATCCTAACTTCAGTATGAACCGAACCAACTGCAAAGAGTTGTGGATATCAATGACCAGTGCGCCTGCCAAGATGGGCGCCAATGAATCCATCAAGAAGGATAAGAAGTCGGAGCGCAACAGCTCCGTAGATCAAGCGCATGCCACCCACTTCTCCGATGCTGCCGATGTGCTCATCGTTGGTATGTATCGCGAGCTGCTGTTCGGTGCGCCGCAA